ATTGACCATCTACTATCCCATCGGGTTGATACGGCGAAGCATTCCATATAGCTTTACGTATCGCTTCAGAATCATTATTCTGTAATGCGTCAGAAGCATCTTTGTACGGATCTGGCAGATGAGCAATCTTAACTTTGCCAGACGGTAGGAGAGCTGCAACTGCTTCTGTAGCCATTTTACCGGCTTCGTCCTTATCGAAGAATAAGATAATTTCTTCGTAACCTTGAAAAAGCTGTAGTTGTTTTTGTATGTCTTTCTTAGCTGACGCAGCTCCGTGAGGAAGTGAGACATGAGCCCAGTTAGGGTAGGCTTCCCACCCTGAGAGTGCGTCAAGCTCGCCTTCGTAAACCATAATACGTTTACCAGTAGAAGGAATAAGAGACTGACCAAAAAGGGTGTCAGTAGTGTTTCCTTCATACTTAAAGTCCTTTAACTTTGTTTTCGTCTTGAACCCTTGAAGTGTTCTGTCGCTGCTGTAATAAGGGAAGCGTAGAAATTCTCCATCCCTAAAGACTTTGTAGTGTTGACAGGTTTCTTCACTGATTCTTCGTTTTGAGAGCCGTTGGGCTGTTCCTTTGAATTGTACATCGGTGGGCATGTGTTGATTGTGATTATCTGCTCGTGTTAATGTTTGACAGCTAAAACAGAATGTATTGCCGTCATCGTATATAGCTTTGGCATCTGATGAGCCACACACCTCGCATGGCTCGTGTCTTAAAAACTCGCTACTCATCGTACTGTAGCCAGTTAGTGTCAACGGTTGAATCGCCTTGACCAAACTTACCTACAGGAAAGAAGTTACAAGCAAATGATTTTCTATTTACATCTGACTTAAATCCTTCATGTCCGTGCATCAAATAAGATGGGAACATAAGCATTGTACCTTTTTCTAAAGGACAAATGTAGTGAGTAGCGTTAAATAAATTAGCAGATTCCTTTCTTACCTCTAGATGTGTCATAAGGCTAGGAGCTAATGGATTGATTAACTTAAGTTGAGGGTGCTCTTCTGCTACGTCTGAGAAATATATTATCGCAGAGTACATACAATTACTGTGTCTATGATAGTTCATTGGATACCCATTTGGGTTTTCTGTAATCCAATTAGTAGTCATTATCCACTTTTGTGTATCTACACCTGTGAGATTGTTTGCCCAAACAGTAAATATTTGAGTTATAGAGTTCTTAAGCTTAGCATTGTAACCTAAAACATTATACATTTCTGGGCTGTTTTCATAATTAACAGTCTCAGATTGATTAAAAGATGGAAACGTCTCTAACTTATGTAATATTTCAGACGGTAGTTGAGTCGAACCTACTGGTACACCAAAAGCAATGTTGGTTTCTATGGGGATGGTCATGTTTTTAGCCAGTTTACGGGGATGCAGTGGGCAGCACACCATTTAATATGGTATCGCTCACACCACTTTGCATATGTTGTTTTAGATTTTTTTGAGATTCTCTTGTATGGGTCTTGAAATACCATACGTAAATCTATGTCTGGGTTGTCCTTGATTACTTGTCTAATCTTACGCCTAGATGGTGGGTCCCAATACCCTTTGACCTCTAGGATTACTCCGTTACTTGGTAATACAAAGTCGGGAGTATAGCTGTGTTGTATAGTGTAAGGGTAGGACGTTTCCTCATATTCATAGTCAACGCCCAACGTTACTAATAGATCAGCTACCTTTTCTTCAAGACCTGATCGGAAAGCCATTAGAAGTCGTCTTCTACTGAGCTTGGTGTCGTGTCAGGTGTCACGTTTGGTTCTTGTGCTTTAAATCCAGCAGTATTACCGAACAGCTCGGCTGCTCCTTGCTCATCTAAATCACCAGAGTCTACACCTACCTCTGACTGGATACTCACTATCTGAACTCCAGATAACTTGAGTGATGTGCCATAAGTCACGCCGTCCCTGAGTATGTAAGGCTTCTGAGTAAATCCAAGCTTAACTTTGCTACCTGAATATACTGGTGTGCTCTCGTCCTTGATTGGTGTGCCTTCAGTATCTACAACTGGAGGTCTTTTCTCTTCATTCCAAGAGAACTTGATAAGATACTTACCATCACTAACTTCTTCCCATGGGGTAGGCTTTAGTGTTGATCTCTTTGGATTCTTTAGCTTAGACTCAGCCCACTTGAGGCATTCGTCTCTTTCAGTCTCTAGCTTGGAGATTAAATCCTCTCCAACTACGGCTTTTAATGAATAGCCAAACTTACTTGGCTTTAACACAGCTTGGAAACCTTCAAGGGTTACAGGCTCGGGTGTTACGTGTATGTTTCTCATTAACAAAAAAAGTATGTTGAATCAATTACAGCTTCCGGTTTAAGGTCGCCAATAATCGGTGGTTGTTCTTCAGCTCCTATTGATAGGGCGAAGTCTGTCAGTGGTTCATGCTCTGCAAACAGACGCATATAGATCTTACGTACTAACGAAGATAATATACACATATCTGTAGCTCTACATAGAACCGAATCATGTATCAGTGCGATAGGAAAGTCTACGTCCATGACTGCTAAGTGAAGTAGCGACGCATCTAGTGAATGTATAAGGTTAGGTGCAGTAGCATTCTTGTGATGCTTAAGGTCAACACCTGTCTCACCTCCAACTATATGTATCCTACATTGACCCATTAACTGAGTACGAATAACAGTTGAGCTATGCTTCATCAAACGTTGCTTAACATTGAAACCAGATGGTGTTGTCCATGTGATTTCGCCAGCTCCGTTCTTGATAGCACGTGTGACTTCTTGTTCTATCCACTTCATTACGCTCATAGCTCCCGGAACTACCTCGTTCATGGCAGATCGTACAGCTTGTACGCATTGAGTTAACTCTTCCTTGGTTACATCTACATCCTTCTCTTTGAAGGCTTCTCTGATGTAAGAACGGTTGGAGAAAGGCTTAGCATTGTATGGTATGGTCATCACACAACGCTTGGTTACCTTTCTATCCCAGTGGGGTTTTAGCCGATCAGGGATTGCGTCCATGCTTTTTGCTGCAATTGTTGCATAAGCGTCTTGGGGTTTTTCACTCCCTATGACGTTTACCATACGAGCAGTGGACGCGTCTTTTGCAAGTCCTGCCAATATTTGTAGACCACTACATGTAGCGTCTACGGCAACTGGTAGGTGAGTTACGTCCGTGTGTCCCAAGATGAGACTGACATACTCATTTGCAGCAGCTAAAAATAACCAAGGCTCGTCTGCATTTTCCCAGTCAGCTATGTATTTGATTGGGTCCTTGACAACTCTGAATACAATATCTTGGTTAGCTGGTATAGATACCCACTCTAACCTCTCTTGCATTGTAGCTTTATCTAACCCATACGTTGTAGCTAACTGAAACTTTATCCAGTCTAAACCTTTAGGAGTTATCTTAGCACCTTCTGTAAACAAGATCAAGCTTTTTCCAAAGTCAGTATCTTGTGGTGTTAGAAGGTTAGGTATTGGGTATGCTCTACCTCGGTAGTCGAAACTCCAAGGAATAAAATACTCCCTGTCTTCAAACTCTCTTACTACGTCCATGGTCATACGAGTCCTACATGACTTACGTACCTCCGCAGCTTGTAGTTCTCGGGCAATTTTTGCCTCTGTCTTCCACTTCCGCTTTACCTCTGGGTCGTCCATGTTAGGTGGCTTGGGTGGTACAACATGTTCCATGACAGGTCTGAATTTACCTACACTAATTCCTTTCTCCTCCAACTCTTTCGCAACCCCCACTATGAACGGGTTTAGCTTGTATGAAACTTGTTGGATTTTGTTGATGAACTCGTAAGGTATTTCTCCCTGTATAAGGGGGCTACCGGTCCTCCTAATAAAATCGTGACATCTGGTTAAATCGTTTAAATAATAACCGCCGTCCTGAAGAGCATGCCAGTTACGTGGAGGGATACGCATAGGCTTAGCAAGAGGGCTAAATAGCTCCGCACATCGCATGATTTCGTCATGGTGTTTAATCATCTCATCGGTGGGTATGAGTATAGATATTGTTTTACGTCCTTGCCTTATTAGATCTCTTTCAAACCAACCAGACACCTCCATCAGGCAGTCCATTAAGAACGTCCCGACCTTGACTTTGGTAGTCTTATCCCAAGCTATCCAAGGTGATATACTTTGCTTGTGCATCAATGTCTGTATGCACTTACGTTTGTACTCTGTACCTCTGGCTTGATGCCAATAGTTTTTCTTGAGGGTAGTTAGTAGAGCTGGTGCTTCTTTCTCGTAGTAGGACATCTGGCACTCAGCCTCAACAGAATGTCCAACAGCCATGGAAATCGTGGCAATCTTGCACTTCTTATTAGTGCGTGGTGCAAAAACATGGTCAAATACAACTTTACACACCAGTAGTGCTTGGAGATCTGTAGCGACGGGTAGGATATGCTTGTGAAAGGTAACCATGTCCTTCCCTGCCATGTTGATGTACTTCTTCTTTTTACTGTCAATAAATGCAATTAAATCAGGCAATATTGAACTTACACATGCTGAGCCATAGACAGTTGCGGAAGCGTAAGTCTTTTCCTCTAACTTCTGAGTGTTAGAGTGTAACTTGTCCTTGCCTCCTTGTATCTGCCTACGCTCGAAGTTCTGCTGATCTTCAATCTGTTCTTCTGTTAGCATTTGGTACAGGATTTAGTTGTCGTCTTTTATTTGCTCTTGCATTATAGCAATGAGTTCGTCCTTGTGTGGATGATTATCAACAAGAATTTTTAACTGTTGATACCTACGTTCAAATGTCTTTTGGGTCATTGTTAAAGTCAATGTTAAGTGGATTTGGAATCAAGTGATAGACACCATCATCCGTAGCTAATGTTATGTGTTTATTACTTCCTACTTCTTTCTTCAACCGTTCCTTAGTATGGTATTCAGATTTGTATGTAAACTCCTCTATCTTACCTGTCTCTTGATCTTCGATTCTGACTATGCCAAAGTGTGAGCTGGGTAGCTGGTAGCCATGTATCTTCCATTCCTTGAACTCCTCGTAAGGCATCTCAGGAAAGTAGTTAGATGGGCATTGCTTGATAGCATCCCAGTTGTTTGGGTAGTACTTACGTCTTGTCATGTTCGTGATACGTTTAGTAGATTGTAATTGTGTGTAACTACCCAGTCAAGGGCAAAATACGCTGCGTCCTCGTCACTTGGAGCACGAGTGTACATGTGTGACTTGTTCTTGGGTTGCCCCTTGATACAATAGTCTATTTTATATATTAACATATGAAGTGACCACTACAAGAGAATTGCCATTTGAATGGATACATGTCACCATATTCTTTGGCAACACGTTTGTCTACTATGTTTGCGATTGCGTCCCTGTCCTCCCATGTGAGGATGTCAGCAATGTTAATGTCCTTGGTGCGGTGGAGCTTCTTGTTGAAGTCCTCCGCCTGTTTCATAAGGTCATTGTATTCCATTAGTAAAGAAAGCCTCCGTCCTTATCGAACTCTTTAAGCTTTTCTTTAACTTTGTATGGCTTGAGCCTTACGTCCATGTATAGGACTAAGTACTCTGCTGCTCTTCTTACTTTGTCGTCGTCCCAATCGGGCTCAGCTTTACGTACTGCGTCTGAGTAGTTGAGTGATTGCTTGATGTCGATTGTCATAGGATTACTTCTCCTTCAGGTGATAATTGTACAGTGTAGTCGATTGTTGGTGCACTGTCAATAGTGTCGTCAAGGGTAACTTTACCCATGTCTCCACTTCTGAGTGCTGCCCATACTTGGTGCTCCGCGTCCTCGGAGCTGTTAGCTTCCACGCGGTAGTAGTCTCTGCATGTCTGTGTGATGCGTATTTCGTATTTAGTCATAGAGCGGTGGATTCATTAGTTCGTGGACCTCGGCTGCATCCCTGCACTCGAGTTCGTTTTGATACTCTTCATGCGAGGTGCTGATCTCTTCAAGTTTCTCAAAGAGTT